CAAAGCCGCCCGGTTGTCGGGGCGTAGAGTTCGACAACAGCCAACCTTGCGGGCTGACACGAAAAGGGAACCGACACGGCATACAACAACACTTCAACTTCTGGTTTTTATATGGGGGTAATCAATATGAAAAAGTTCGAGATCGGCAAGGAATATTTTGACCGTAGCGCCTGCAATCACGATTGCATTTTCACCATCAAGATTATCAAGCGCACCGAAAAGACGGTGACGTTCGAGCGTAACGGCAAGACCCGCCGCGCAAAGCTGTTCTTCGATGAACGCGGCGAATATATCATTCCCGAACGTTATTCTATGGCCCCGGTCTTCCGTGCTGAAAACGAGGTTCAGCCGGAAGAGGAACCCAGCGTCGATGAAGCCGCCGCCGAAACGTCCTGCGGCGTTGAAATCGCCCAGCCCGCCGACGTGAACACCGTTGTTGTTATGGTGGGTCAGCGCGTCGAACGTGTCTGCGGTGCTTGCTATCCTCCGCAGGGCGGAACCGTCATCGGCTTTGTTAGCCTACCTGATACCCGTTTCTTTCACGGCGGCGTTTTCGCTATGGTCCTGTATGACGGCGCAAAGGCTCCTGAACGTGTCCGCCTGTCCGACATTCACCGCCGCGGGTGGCGCTCTCCCGGCGGTTCTCCGTTGGGTGTGTTCGTCGCCTGACGCTTTACCGGGGCGGCGGTTTCCGCCGCTCCCTTTTCGCGCCGCTGTATCTACCGCAACGGCGCAAAATTTTTCTACTTTTTCGCATTTTCCCTATTGACTTTATACTAACGTTAGTATATAATAAGGAGCATAAAGAAAGGGGGTGACAAGGTGAAGAAGAAAAAGAAAAAGCCCACGAAATCGCGGGTCGATGTTCGGACCATCGTGATAACCGCAATCGTGGACTTTCTGGTAGGGCTTGCGTTACTGATAATTGATAAGCTGACGTAAGCCGAAACCCCGTATTCTATGGGCGGGTTCACCGCCCACCCATAGAATACACTTTTTCTTCTGAACTGTCAATCATGCTTTTGAAAATCGGAATTTTTTTGATTGCCGTTGCTGTTGTAAAAATCATTGTTTCTGCTATAATCCACTTTAGGCAGAGAAAGGACAAGTGAGTATGGGACACACGATCAAACTTCACACCCGCGAAAACGGGCGCTTCGTTGTGAAGACAGTTGCGACGGATAAATACTTCACCGTCTGCCCGTATCAGGTCGGGGACGACGATTTGGAGGAAGTCGAGGTTCTTTCCGTTTCTGATTTATACCTCATGTGGCAGGAACTCAAAGCGGGTGACAAGTCCTGCGGTGAAAACTGTTGGAAATATCATTTCTACCGCCACGAAATCAAGCCCGAACACGACGAACGCACAGGAAAGCCTATCTTCATTGACTATGTTACCCCCGGCAATGTATACCGCCGCGGGAATAAAGTTTTCTTCAAGGAAATTTCAGAATAAGGAGGAATAAACGTGAACAGAATCCGCCGCAAGGCTCTTCAAGAAACGCCTATTATAATCCCCCGACGAGTGAAAAACAAAATATCAGCGATTTATGAACATCCAAACGAGATTTATTCGGTTTATATGAAAGAAACAGGTGAAGCCGTGTGGATTGACAGAAAGATTGGCCTTTATAGGTTTCTGTCCTCCTTATCCGCTAAACTGTAAAAGAAAAAAGCCCGCCGGGGAATGACCCCCGACGGGCTTTCGTTTTTGTCCGAATCGGACGTGTTTAGTTTTCTGCGGGTTCGGTCTGGACGGCCTGTTCTTCGATGCCGACAAGCAGGCTTTCCACGGATGGGGTGTCGATGTAGCCTTTCAAATTCTCATTCGCGCCCCATGCTTTCTTCGCTTCCTCCAAAGCGGCTTCGATCATTTTTTCAATATCGCTGGACGTGAAAAGCAGTTTCAGCACCGCCGGGATTCGCTGATAAATCCAGTCCGCGACGGCGGCATATTTCAGGGAACCCGTACCGCTTCCGAACTGCTTTTCGGCCTGCGTTACAAGGTTGAAAAGGATTTGCTTCAAAATCTTTGTTTCGCCGCGCTTGATAAGCACGACAACCACCGCGAGGAAAGCGACGACGACAAGCACGCTGTCCCAATTCTTCGCAAGGAATGTAAGAACGTTCATTTCTGTTTCTCCTTTCGATCTGTCAACCAATGACGGTACAGCCGGATTCAGGGACCCAGCCCAAACCGTCGATGTGTACGCCGCACTTGCGGGCCGGATAGTAATACTTCACCGTATACGTTCCGTTTACGGTCTTGCCCTGTCCGCCGCCGTTGCTGTCACGGTACAGCGGGCCGGAATACTTCACCTTTGCACCGACGCGCATTTTCGGCGCGGTCGTACCGCTCCCGACGGCCTGCACGTCCGCCGTATTGACCCAGCCGTAAACGGTAGAACCGCCGCCGGGCTGTTTGATAAGGTGGTATGGGTGCTTTGCGCCCTTTGCAAGTGCCGTTACCTTTGCCGTTCCCGGCTTGCAGGCCGCGCCGCTTGCCGCCGCCGCGTTGGTGTAATGGGTGTTGCCCGTAAAGCGCACCACGTCGCCCACAGCGAACGCAAGCGTCGCCGGGGTGGTAGTTGTGCCGCTGGGCTTTGTCGTGCTTCCTGCGCCGTCCTGTGCGCCGCCTGCGGTGTCGTAGGTGATATACGGCAACTTCCCGTGCTTCGTCCACTTGCGCCCGTTCATGCCGGAAATAGCGCCAATGTTCAGGCACGCCGTCACCTGCACGCAGTTCTTGAAAGCGGGCGAACATTCGATGACCTTTCCGCCGCCGATGTATACGCCAATATGACCGGGCAACCAGACAGCTTCACCCGGAACAATGCCGCTGAAATCAGCGGACACGCCGGAACACTTCGTAATCATGGTGTCGGCCCCAAGATCGGGAACGCCGTTGGAAGCATAGGCCGCGCCGCCGTATGGCTTCGCGGCGTTTCCGCTCCAACCCCAAAGAACGCCTTTGATAAGGCATACGCAGTCGAACCCGTAGACGGGCGGGTTCTTATCCGCCGCCGCCCGAATCATCGCCGTTCGCGCGGCCTGCTTGTTGTACCTGTGATTTCTGCAATAGCGGGACACGTTCGCGCCTGTCAGGGGCGCACCGAAACAGCCCATGACGTACAGCGTTTTATAGTTGTCCACAATGTTTTGCAATTTGTTGATAAATTCAGACGCTTTCATTTTGCCTGCTCCTTTCGCGTCTGCGGGGCTTGTGGTCCCCGCCGTGGTATTTGAACCGCCGGGCTTTGCGGCGCTTCCTGCGCCGTCGTAGGCGGTCAGGGCGTATGCTTCGATGATTTGAACCAGCTTGTCGGCATACTTCGGGTCGGTCGCATAGCCCGCCGCGGCGATTGCCCGGCACGCGGTTTTATAGTCCCGCTCCCCGATGACCGCTTTATAGCGGGTATTGCACGAAAGCAAGTCGGAATGATCGGCGACGCTTTCCGCCCAACTGCCATAGGCCCGGAAAAGGCCCGTCACGGTCGTAAAGGTCACGCCGTCGTAGCACTCTTGCGTTTTGCCGCTGTAAACGGCCCCGGTCCAGCTTGTCCCGGCCTTGATGCCGAACAGGGCGTTCCCCTTGACCGTCAAGCCGGATTTGCCCCAGCCGCTTTCAAGGATTGCTTGTGCTATCGTCAGGGACGCGAGGACCCCGCTTTTCTGCATATCCGCCGCGGCAAGTGCGCCCACCCGCTCGATGAATTTCTTTTGTTCCTGTGTCATGTGTATTCCTCCGTTACGGCTGAACGTTGTTCAGGTCAACGGGCATTCCCTCCGTTTCCTCCGGGTTCGCCTTTTTGATTTTTACGACGTTTTCCGCTTTTGCTTTCCACGAATAAAAGCCGATGACCGTTGCCGTTGGTGTTCCAACGTAGGCAAGGAAAACGCCAAGCTGTGAAGCGTCGAGGACGACGGCCCACACGCCCACGCCGAACCCGGCGAAATAGGTACAGAGGACCGCCCAAAGAACCAGCTTTGAACACTCTGTCTTCCGGCGGTTCTGCTTGCCCTCTTTTCGTCGGCGGGGCCGTCGTCCGCTCAACAGCAGGACGGCGGCGAACCCGCCAACCAGCCCGGCGGCAACGCTGAAAAGATAAAT